CATGTACCCATGCCAACTACTACAGCGGTCCCAGCAACTCCTACTGTTACTTTTGCGTCTTTACCTACTTTTTTTGACATTTTCGTTACCTCCCTTGTCCTTATTTAGTGCTTGAAATACATGGTACATTCCACGGTCTATTGCAATTGTGGCTAAATGCTTAACCTCAATAGACGTATCTACATATATATTCAGGCCGGCGGCTCTGGCCTTGCTGCAAAAATAAATATCTTCACCAATAGGGCCGTGCTCTCCAAAATCAAATTGAAACCAGGGCCTTTGTATTTTATCAAAAATCGCCATATTAAATAATAAACAACCCGTACCTGTAGCATCCACCTCGACAAGCTCCCCTGAAAACATTTCATCTTCAGGAATGACTTGATATCTCCCTATCTCACCGCGCAAAAACACAGGATCAAAAGGTGGATATCTCCTGTGTACCCGGACACCACAAATGTCCTTTTTATGCGCTTTTAATTTTGTAAGTGTGTTTGGCGGATAGACCTGATCTGTATCCAACATGAGAATCTCAGAGCAGCCATTTTCTTGTGACTGTGTAACTAAGCTGTTCCTAGCATCTGCGAGTGTTCCGACAAATGGGCCATGTGGAAATTCAGGGACTAGCAAAGTATATTCACTCGGCTTTTCCATACAGGCAAAGCTTGTAAAGAAATTGACATGAACTAGAGCATCTACAAGCGGAAAACCTATTGCTAACTTATAGCCGAACCTACTCCTTTTACGCTCATTGTACATAGCACGATCAGCAGAGAATGTGCTCTCACTATAAACATGCTGCAAATCCGGGTCTGTAATAGTCACGCCAGTAATAAGCGGATGATCATGCCTGACAACAGCTTTCTCACACATCACATATCTGTTATGCTCCTTTGCAATATCCATTAGTTCCTGATCACAGAAGCAGTGATTATAAGCCGTGCTGAAAAACTCACCACCAAGTAAGGGCAGTATCCGCCTGTCTGCCAGCCAATGAACGGGCAGCTCTCTACCTGTTTCATCTGACAGCCCGACAAGTCCCCAGCCATCAGGAAGCTCCGCCATGGCTTTTAATGCTTCGTCAAGAAAACCCTCTTGCGGAATCGTATCATCACCGAGAAAACAAATCAGATCATGCCTTGCCCTCTCGACAAGGCGCTTTAACATCTTCGGGCAGCCGATGCGGTCAATATCTACATCGCTGACAATCTCAACTCCAGGGGCATGTTTCTGTATGGCGTCAATACAATACTTTGCCTTCTCTGGCCTGATGATTGGTATACAAACAGATACGTTCATTTCTTTGCCGTTGCCTTGACGTGTAAGTGATATACCCTGCCTTCTTCATCAGTAGCAATCCGTTTCATGTCTATTGGATAGAATTCAGCTCTGATGCCATACAAATCCCGGTAAGCTGGATGCGAGTAATACAACCATGAGTTCTCCACCCAGAAGGAAACATGGGTAGGATCTTGAAAAGCTCCTTGACCGTACTCAGCATCAGGCGTGTAGCTCTCGAAAAGTCCTCCCGGTTTGAGCACTCGCCATATCTCTTCAATAACATTAACTGTCTTGCCTAACGGTATATGTTCCAAGAAATCCCAAGCCCTTACTTCGTCTATGCTCGATTCGTCATACGGCAAGCCATCCGTGACATCGCATACGAGATCCGGGTTGCACCGTGCCTGAATATCAATATTCTGATAGCCTACCATCGACCTGAAGCCTGAGCCAAGATTAAGTTTCATGGATTGTCAATCCTGACAGAATATTCGACAATGTATCGATAAATCTGCCCCTCTTCGCCTTCAAGCAATGGTTGTTGAAATACCCGTTCCATTATCATGGTATCATAGCCTACTACTGCTGGCCTGCAATCGTCGAAGCGGGCAGTTAGTTTGGTGTAAAGGTCTTGCCTGACCGCATTCGTTGCGGCGTAAATATCAAATTGAATATGTGCTATTTCAAAATTGCCATCGAAATAATACTCTGGCCTCCCCGTCACAAGCTGATAAGTAGCATAGGGCATTGACGTGCCTTGTGGAGCAGTCTCAAAATGCAGTCCTCCAGTACAGGCCGTTTTGAACGGATTTGCCGCTGTATAGTGAGCGTATATTCCGGTTAAGAGTGCATCCATTAACGGACTCCGAATTTGCTCATAGCGCTTGCAATAGCTCGCTCTTTTGCTGTCCTTAAAAATGATCTAGGTGGCACGGTGCCAATCCTCTTGTTTGTTCGCCAATCAATGAGTTCGTGGCCGTATTCGATAAGGTGAGCATGTGGAGCCCTGGCTTCAACAATCCAACCCCCAAGTTCATATCGGCTCTTCTTTGCCTTGATACGTTTTCTAAGTATTCCCGTCTTGTCGGCAAATTCACTAGAAGCCTTGGCGTTTTCTTCAATCTCTTTAGCCACAGCCTCTTCATTCGCCTCAACAAAGTCCCGAACCATCTGAGGCACCCTTTCATCTATATTAACTCTGACGTTTGCCACTGGCTTTCTTCTCCTTTGGCTTTTCGGCTATAAGCACGCAGTCGTACCAAACAGGCTCATTAGTAATAGCCAAATTCTTAATCTCAAAATCAACACCCTTGGTCAATTTTGACATATATTCCATTGTCACATCTCTATACCATGGCTCGCTATGACTACCGCCAACTGTAGGGCCAATAATACAGATTACCCCACCTGGCTTGAGTACTCGCGCAATTTCGACAAATGTTTTTTCAGGAAACTCAATATGCTCAATCGCCTGGCCAGAAATGACAACATCAAATGAGTCGTCTTTCAATTCGGTCCAAGCATACGGATCGTCTGGCACATAATCGACATTCGGCCCAGCAACGATATCAAGGCCAGTATAATCCCACCCCTCAAACAGAAACCGATACGAACCATTAATGTCTCGGCTACCAATATCAAGCACACTTCCCTCGCCTGATAGAGTAGTTACAAATTTCGTCATGGTATTTAAGCTGCTTGCGTGCATTACACTTCCTCCGTACACATCATTTCAAGTTCTGCGTTTCTCTCGTCAAGATTGATAATGCTATTGATTTTCAAATACCGTGAACCCCACAAAATGCGGTCCTTGATAGACAGGCCGGGATAATACCGTAGCCTAACCCTGTGGGATATCTCACCTCCTAACTGTTGTGCCTCAAAAAATTCTTTCCCTCTCAATGGCCAAATAGCAGCGTAAGTCTTGACTAATGTAGCCCAAGTAGTCACAGAAGCCCCCTGGCCGTCCTGCGTTACAGTAGGCGTTTGGATTGTCACCCTATTTCTTAATGGCCCTGCTCTCAATTCGGCTCACCAAAACGATGCAAGCGATAATCGCCTAAGAAATCATAAAACCCCAAAGGAACCTCTTTCATTCCCTGTTGCCCGATATAGAACGGTTCCCGATTCTCATAGAGATGAGATGCAAGAAACAAAATACATTGCCTAATCGGTTCCGGCACGTCTACCTTATCATCGCCATAACCGCAGACAAACCTAACGACAATCGGATTCTCTGGGTGCAATGTCGTAGATGGCCAAGTATAGCCGTATTCAAGAATGACACGGCCAGGATCACTAACAATATCCGTGTTATATTCAGTATTGCTCCATTCAGTCTGTGTCCCTGCTGTGTCAGTGTATTTAACATGGATAACAGACTGAAGCTGTCCGTATGGCAAGACAATATAGTTTCGGCTCGGCCATCCATCTAAATAGTAATCCCATGTCTGTGTAATCAACGCACGGCCCAATACGCCCTCTATCCGCTTCCTGGCCACTTCACCATAGCGTTCAATCAGATCATCTTCCGTATCAATGACAATCCGGCACTGAGCTTTAATTTCTGGCATTGTAACCGGCTTTTTCACCGGAGGAGTTATCAATACGGTTTTCATAAGCTATCCTAATGATTGCTTGAGATACCGCCGGGGCCAGTCGCCCATGGGGAGGGGCAACAACCCCAGCGGCACTCATGTTTATTCAATGCGACCATAAGCGAAAATACAGACCGCTGTATTGCTGGTCGAATCGATCGTTAGTGATGTCGCAGCAGCTACAACCATGCCATATGGAAACGTCCACTGAATTGAAGTGTTTGCAGCCATCGCTATTGGCCCAATCAAAGCTGTAGTCACCCCGGCACCAGTCTTGCCAGCACCGATAGTGATGCTTTGAGCGCCAGCACCGTTATTGATTGTTATGTGGTCTATGATAAGCGATGTTCCCGCAGCCGGTGCGGCTTTTAGTTCCTCGCAGCCAGACACATCAGCAGATGTAGCATTGATAATCCAACCGAACTTGGCCGGAGTTGGAGTTGTAATGCTTATCGCCATGACATTCTCCTCATGATATAACGAGGCGTCATAAGGACCGCCTCACTACTGGTTTATGGATTCTGCGGAAGCGTATTGGCGTCCACATACGCCCCTGGTTCCAGGGGAATATAATTCATAAACGCCTGTGCGGTTCCGCTTGCTAATGTAGCCGTTGCTGTTAGCATCCCGATTGTGCCAGTGCCCCCCTCCGTACCAATGATATGGGGTGATACACATATAACATCTGAAATACCGGCACTGGCTGTGATAACAGCAAGCGTCGCAACTGCCCCACCAGGCCAAACCACTCGTGTTCCTTGGGCCAGGGTTGCGACAGAAGCACACGCATCGCATATTTCCGCCACACCTATAACGGGATCAGAACTGGTGTAAGTAAACGATATAACCGCTGCTCCCGCACCCCAGACCGTGATCGCTTCAATGTAAAGCTGCATCAGCATAATCCGGCCATGTACGTTGAAAAGCTCGAACTGCCCGGTATTGGTTGTATGGTTAATGTAAGTGGCGCAATTAAATACGCCTGTCTGTAGTCGCATCCCAGCAACTAGATCAGAAATCCTCTCTCTTGTACTTGGTGCATAGTTGGCCATTTGTCAGCCTCCTTTTTTGGGTTTGGCGGCCATGTTTCAGGCCGCCATGATTAGATGTTAATAGACCGTCATTTGAGTGACGTTGTTATCCGCATATCTTGGGCCGCTCAGAATCGCGATTGCAGACCCGACAGACGCCGCACCCGGATCAGCAATACACATCCTGAATCCAACATGCCCTTGAATCAGCTCCTCGGCATCCAGCTCAATGACATACATAGCCGGTGTACCTGTTGCTACTGGGATAATCCCTGCCGCTGCGGTTGCCCAGGTCAAAGCGCCATGCACATCGCCGTTTGCCGCGATCTGCGATGTTTCGTACCGATGATATCTGAATGGAATCTCAGTTGGTGTAGTCGGTACAAGATCATCGCATGACTCAATAGTTACGACACCGGCGGCCAATGGATTGACGCCGATGCTGTAAATGATTGTTGCATGGACAAAGTTCTCCATATGCACAATCACCGGGCTATCCGCACCCGCCAGGGTGTCAATGTCAAGCGGATAGTACAAGGTCACAATATGGCCCTCTTCAACTATGTTAAATCCTTTTGCTCCCATAATAACGCCTCCTATTTTAGAATAAAGTAAATGTTACTATGCCCTTTCAGCCAAGGCCACGAAGTGACTTTGTGTGGCTGTCGCGCCGCCCTTGTATGGGGTTAAGGCGCTCGCTCTCACGGGTTGACCATCGACGCGCATGACGAACCTAAATACCGACTCGTCA